TGTTGACTGTTGTGCCATTATTTTGTAAGGTTATATGTATCGTCTCTAGATCTAGAATTATAGGAATCTTAATTGTTTCAGCTAAGACTCAAACTGCTTGTGGTCTATCCCACCGTCATGACGGCATAAGGTGTCCTCCTTAGAGGGCTCATACCAAATGTAGAGGGAGGCATTGCACCTCCCGTGTCGCTTAACGAACTACTTTATGTAAATGATAATTTGGTCGTTTCTCTGTCATATGCGTTTGAATGTGACTTAATTCTAAAGCCCCCATTACAATAGCTAATCCAATTATACTGAACCAAATTGCTCTGTCATTCATTTGATAATTTTAGTGTAAGCAACGCCACGATATACGTAAGTTACTGTCATGGTAAACTCCCATATACCAAAGCCCCGTTCCATGCTTTGGTGTCATGCGTCCCGAAGGATGAACGGACGTGGCGTTTGTGGATTATAAAATTCCAGGTATGATTTGACCTGTTGTTAGGTATGTACCTACAGCTATTACGAACCCTAGCATAGCTAGTCTACCGTTTAGCTCTTCAGCTACATGCCATTTATCGCCTTCGTGGTTGTGGTGTGTCATTTTTTTCTTCGTTTGTGGTTGTAGTTAATTCTACGTGAACTTGTTTTGGTTTTTCTAAACCTTGATTTTTCACCCTTAGACATCTCTTTAGTAGTCTTTGGTGTTTTAGAGGAGACTCTACGAGATGGACGACAAGCGGGGTAGCCTTTACGCTTTTCGCCTTTCTGTCTGCCACATGGCTTACCAGTTTTTACGTCCACCCACTTCTCTTTAAACCATCGTCTTAGACTCATTTTCTCTTACCTCTAGTATATCCTTTTGCAGTTTTACGTTTACCACCAGACTTGACCTGTCCTTTACATACCTTAACAGCGTATGCGTTAGCGTATGCAGAGGGGTAAACTTTGAACTTTCTTTTAGCAGCCGCTTTTCCTCTGGGGCATAGTTTAGCCATTACTTTTTCTTGCCCCCGTGTTTACAGCCACACTTAGAACCTTTCTTGTGTGCCATTATACTTTACCTTTTTTATTTTTCTTGCTGTAGTATAACAGAACATCTTTTTTGTCTTTAGTACTATGAGGCCCTTTACCAGATAATCTCTTGTTAGCGTCTCTAATATTCTTTGGCACTCCAAAAAAGTCTGCAGCAATTTGTTGGTTAACTGAGTTAACTTTGTTTTTTCCGTTTAGTCTAGCCATTAGCATTTCCATCTACGTAAAGCTAGGGCTTTCCTTGTAGGTCTACCCTTCTTATCTTTCATTGGCCCTTTGTTACCTTTCATGCGAGCACAAAAAGAACGCTTACGAGCACCACCCCCAGGCTGTGGAGCCTTGAGGTTAGAGCCAGTTGCTCGATTATATTTAGCTCTGCCCTTAGCAGTAAGCCCACCCTTGCGGGATTTCTCACCTCGACCTAAAGACAGACTTACGCTTTTCTTACGAGCCATTACTTCTTCTTCTTGTTACCTAAGATTTTCTTTTGTACTGTTTTTGGTAACTTAGATAAACCTTTGTTCATCTTCTTACCGTTACCTTTTTTCATTCCTTTTCCGTAATGTCCAGGCATTGTGTGTCTCCTATACTTTTAAGTTTGATGCGGATAGTTTTCTTAGAACATCATCTCTGAACGCTTCGTCAGTTTGATATTCTGGTTTGTTCATGTCTCTGACAACCTCTGCCATACTTCTGTAGTTTTCAGTAGATGACTCTTTACCAGTGACTATGCGGGAGTCTCTTCCCTGTGAATCTTCGTATTGTCCCATAAGTGCTTTGACTGCAAATTTTATAGCTGATTTGTTGGCTGTGGCTAGAACATCATCATAGTTCTTAGCATCTTCTTTTGATAAGTTATTACCAGCCCACTCCATTAAGGCATCATAACCTTCTGAACCACCAGCTACAGCTTTTACTTCATCAACTTCAGACTCTGATAATACTGGCTCTGCATCTTGTGGGTATCCTAGTTCACCACGTAGACCCTTCAAGTATGCTTCAACCATTGGTCTACTTAAACCAGCTTGACCAAGTTTGTCATACATTTCATCAGATAAAGTACCATTGTTGTTATCAAAGTACTCATTCATTTCAAATGGGTCTATACCATTTTCTTTGAATGTTTCACCTAATTTTGTACCATATACTTCATTAGCTGTATCATAATTAACAGAGCCATCATCACTATAGAACTCATATTCTGTAGCTGGTTCTGATGTATCTTCAGCTGTTTCTGTAGGCTTGTCACCTAGTTTTTTTTGCAGTTCATTGTAAGCTGCTTCTAAATCTTCAACACTTTTATACTTACCAGCAAGCATCTTATCTTGCTTTGCCATAAGTTCTTCACCGATTTTAAGAGACTCAGCCTCTTTTTCTGCGATTGCTTGTGCTGCTACAGGATCATCGGAAGTGTCGTAGCGGATTGTTTCTGCCATAGTTATTGTGGTGGTTGTTGTGTTCCTATCGCTGATAATGACTCAACTAATTCTGGATTCTTATCAGGATCCATCAAAGGAGTACCAGCGAGTTGACCAGCTTGGTCTGTAAGTGATTGCATCTGCTGTGCTTGCATAGCTTGTTGTTGCTCTGCATTTCTTTCATCCATAGTTTTAACAAGGTTGAGTATGTCAATTCCTTGTGCCGCAGCAAGACGTTTAATAGCCTCATCAGCATTTACAAATTGTTGTAAAGCCTGTGGCCCCATAGTCTGTGCTATGGTAGTTATAAATTGTATTAATGATTCTCTATCTTGTCCTCTTCCAAGTGCATTAACACCTGCTACAATAGTGGGTTTAACTAGATTTCCAGGTATGCTAGGTATCTGTTTTGATCTAGTAAGAGTGTGCATCTTACGGTTGAGGTAGGGTATGAGGAACTCTGTAGTTAACAAGCTGAAGAGCCCGCCAAGCTGTCTCTCTAGTTCCATCTGTGTCATACGAACTTCCTCTGCCGTAGTACGTTCAGACTGGCGTACAGTTAGGACTAGAAAAGCCTCAGCTAATCTTTTTTCTAACGTGTTAATCATTTGATATGCAGTCTGGAAATCGGCAGTTTTACCTACTTGTACCACACCAATATCATCTGGTCTACCTTGTATGATAGCACCATTACCTGCGTTTGCAAGAGCTGCTGGTTTAGTCACACTAGAAGGTGACACAGTAAACACAACTTTAGCTGCTGCGGCACTACCTTCAACGACAGCTTGCATCAATGCCTCTAAAGATTTCAAGTCCCCAAGGAACTCTTCAACCCTAGAACGTCCGTAATCTTCTCCATCTACAGTTACAAAACGTAATGGGAGCCAAGGACTTTTGTCTTTGGGTGCTTTACCTACACTATCAGGTATGATTGTATCTTTAGCTTCTTGATGCCAACGCCAACCGTTATCGTATAACTTAACACATGTATATACATCTACATCTTTAGTACCTTTGTAGTCACCTTTAGAGTCATCGTTAGGACTATTCTCTTCCTCAAGTTCGGGTAGACCTAATAGTTTTTTACTGACTCTTTCTTTAGTTACTATTTCGATTACATTACCAGTACCATCTCTTTCAACTACATATCTGTTAAGAGGGTATACTTTCATACCATCTTTACTCATAAACAATAAAGCATTACCTGTGACAACTAAGTGTTTCAAGGCAGCAAAGATTTGTACTCTGTCTGTGGAAGCTGCAATGCTTTCCATAATCATACGTTCTATTTTTGCAAAGCTGAGATCTAACTCACTTTTTGCATTGGGTGGTATCTCTACACCCAGTTTAGAATCGTCTAGCTGTAATTTAAAGAAACTTGTAGAGGGAGGGAGTAATCCTAGCATGAGCTTTGAACTCAAGGTGGTTACTCCTTTGGCTCCCACTGACTGCCAAGGTGTTTGAAAGCTCTGATATAAAGCATCACCTTCATTACGCATAAGCAGTGTTGGTATGGTTAGTTCCGAACATTCGTAAGCAACATTTAAGAACTGTTCACGGTGACTAGATAACTCGTTGTATCTTTGCCGTGCGTTTTTCATTAGCCTCCGTATGTGCCTCCACCACCACCGCCAGTAGAACCGCCACCAGTACTTACACCTTGTTTAGTTGTTATACCTGATAAGCCACCAGATGTTGGTTTCTTAGTCTGTAGTTGAGTGGTTCCTTGTTTAGCTGCAGTCTTAGCAACTTTCTTAGCTTTAACTTTTGCCTTTTTCTTAGTCTGATCCTCTCCAGTAGGAGCTGGAGTAGGAGCTGATGGCATCTCTGTAGGAGCCGATTGAACAGGCATTGGGGGTGGTGGGGTAGTTGGGGGAGCTGGTGTTGGTGGGGTCGGTTGAGAAGGTCTACCTCCTCCAAATAAATTTGAAATTAGTCCTCCGCACATAATTATTCTCCTTTTAATTTTTCTTTTAGTATGCGTATAATTGATAATTGACCAGCTCTATAAGATATTTCTTTCTCCGATAGGGTGTGGTCTGGAAACTTGTCTGGGAACTGTTCATCCAGTTCATCAACAATGACTTGGATTCGTCCCCAATCAAGCGTACTTGGGTAAATTGGTGTTGGCATGTTCAAAAAATGCGGGCATGCGAGCTCGTTTTGTGTCGGCAAGCTGAGGAGCTTTACCTTCATACATAAGACGGTCACTTGAATCCGTCCAAAACTTTCTGCTTAAATATTTGTTAGGTGCTATATCAGCCAATGGTTCAAAAATCCAATTAATTGTAGCTTTCCTAAGTTTGTCCAAAGAAGAGCTAGGGCGTAAACCCATATCAGCACAAACCAAACTGTTGCAAGCGACATGAATTTGCTCATCTCTGGAAATATCAGCCGATACTGTCCTAAGAGCAGCATCGCCACAAAAGCGATTGAAAGGTAAAATAACAAAGAATACAGCACGTTCAGCTACCAATGCCTTTAAAATGGTGTGATCTGGGTGGGCTACCCAAGCATCACGTAATAGTTTTGCCTCTCTCTCGGCTTTGGCATCTAGTCCGTGGACATCAGCAACGTAGCCAAGAGCGAGGTCATGTCTCTCCTCATCCTTTACGTTTGATTCGAGCAATGTTCTAGCAGTATTGGGAACCTCTTTGCTAAGGGTTTCCGTAATAAAGGAACCAACAGGAAGCTCCATATGCCGTATTGCAAGAGCACGGTAGATGGCTTCTTCACTTCCTTCCAAGAGCTTTCCTTTCGTGGGCTTAACGGGAGTCCACTTTCTTTTCCTGTGTAATAACTTATCATAAGGGTTCATTCTTCACAACCTATGCACTTAATGGGTTCGAGTATTCCGCTTAAGTAATCGTCAACCTCAGTCTCATCCAATGCAGCGTATGCACTAGACTTGTCTTGTGTGTCTCCCATTACCTGAAGCGAGTAGTATAAAGATGTTTGAGGACTATCTAACCACTCTTGAATAAACTTCTCATCATAGGTCACAACATCTGACCATGAGTTGAATGAGTATCCGTGTAGTAGTCCAGTCTTATGGAGCATTGTCATAATGCCGTCTGCTACACGCTTGTATGCGTCCCAGCCAACCTCTGAGGCGATCTCCACATCGCCATAGTCGTATGATGTTACTCCAAACGTACCGCTGTCACGGTCTACGCTTCGAGATATAGGTGGTGCGATCTCTGGACAGGCAGTATACCCATCGAGATCTTTTGAATTGTAGCTACAGGATGCGGTAGGAGCTATTGCAAAAGCCCTCTGCATACCATACATCCATGCAATGTCACAAGCTGATAGTATACCACGCTTCATTGCAAATGCTATCTTAAGAGCATTTTGTGGTAGGGCAGTGTCAGTTTCTGAACTTTCCACACCATAGTTTACTCTGTCTAAGGCTTCACCAAACTCTGCATAAGTTACGTTGTAACGTCTGAGGAGGTTGGCAAGACCGAGCACTCCAAGCCCCACTTGTTTGTCATTGTTTGGGGTAAGGTATTCTCCAGATTCTCCAACACCTGTCCTTGCATGGAGATCACACAACTCGGACATAGCCGTAGTGAAACCCTCTTGTATGTTGCCGATAGTACAGGCACCGAGATTGACATGCTGTAACAGGCATGTGCCTCGTGAGGGCAGGTAAACCTCAAGACAGACATTGGAGTAGATTCTTTGGTCATTGTGATCGTATTTTATTTTGTTAAGCCATATGTCTCCAGAGCGTATGCCCTCAAGTAAGGCTTCTTTATGGGGCGTATCCTTCCACATCCTCTCGGTAAGGTCAACGCATCGTTTGACCCAAGGTAATTCAGAGCGAGGAGTGGTGATATACTCAAGGATGTCGGGATGGTCAAGATCAAGATGCAAGACACATGCCCCATTTTTATAGACACCACCCCTCCTAATAGTTTCATTGAGAGCTGAGTATACTTTACCAAATGATACAGGGCCACTAGCTACTAGCCCTTTATCGTTAGTGTGACCGTTAGGTCTAATCTTGGAGAGATGTACTGCGACACCTGCTCCATATCTTAATGCGTGGCTGACAAAACGCCAGCTTGCTTCTATTCCGTTATCACCCTCGATGCTATCTTCTACTACAAATACTGTGCAGCTGACAGGCAAGCGTCCTTCTGGATTCTTTATCCAGTTGTCTATTCTGCCAGTTCTAGCTACCAAAGGGTGTGGAAACAAATCGTTTAACATGTTTAAGGATTCCAAAGAATGGGTTGGTTACGGTCATGGTCATAGTTTTCGTTACGCAAGATCTTGGCTAGTCGTGCGTTGAGTAAAGCGTCATCATCCGATAACCCTCTATCTCTGTAGGCTTTACACACTGCCTCCCACTGGTTTTCATTTTTGTCCAGTAATTCTGTAGCTCTCTTGACTCCTATTCCAGGGCAACCAGAGTACCCATCTGTGGGATCTCCGCTTAGGCTCTGTACTAGATGCCATCTGTCACCTTCTTCTTTTGTGATCTCTACTACGTCATCAGTCAAGTTCCATAGAACAGACGGTATCTGTTTCAAGTCCTTGTCTGGGCTGACTATAATATTACTAGGGTCTGCATGGCGTGTAGCCTCGATGCCAATGGTGTCATCTGCCTCTAGTCCTTCGATCAATTTGAAGTTGTGATTTTCTCTACAGTAATTTACTAAACGCTTATAGCCAAGGGGCTTACGTTTCATTCTATGTCCCTTGTAGTCGGGATAAATTTTCTTTCTAAAATTCTCAGTGCTTGAAAAGTATAAGATGAAGTCATCGTCCATCATAGCCTTTGTCACTTTATTTAATTCATTATGGAATACCCGTAGGACTTCGCTGAATTGTGATTGAGCAATGATAACATCCTCTCCAAAATCTATACCAATCTCACATGCTTGAGCAGCTTTGTAAGCTAGGAAATCAGAGTCAATTAATAACATTAGTGTACCTCAGCCCAGTTGTCACCGACTTGTGCGTCAGCTTCAATAGGCAGTCGTATGTTGTAATACTCACCAGCCTGTAATGCAGATATTTTACAAACCTCAGCTACGTCATGAGCAATGAGGTGTGGAGCACCCAATACTTGTTCGTCATGGACAAACGCATATCGTTCATGATTGAACATACTCATTCGTAGGTTTTGATCTGTTAGTAACAGCCATCGTTTTGCGACAACTGCTGCCGACCCCTGTAAGAGACAGTTCAACGCCTTGTGTTCTTTGTCCACAATGATTTGGCGTTTGTCGATAGCACGAATACTACCTCTCTCAGCAACTCTGCGAGTATCTTTAACAAGATCTTCCAAGCCTGGAATAGCATCCATATAAGCTCTACGAATTTCTGCCCCCTTCTTCTTCGCTTTGTCGAGGGAGAGCATATTGTCAAAAGATAATCCAAGTTTCTGGTCGCCCCCTCCATACAAGAAGCAATAAGTAATTGTCTTGACTTGTCTGCGAGAGATTCCAATTTTTTCTGCATTGACTTGGTGAATGTCTTGTTCTAGTAAGATCTTTGCATACCTACCGCCATCGTAACGTGCTAGGTAGTGAGCAAACAATCTTAGCTCTATCCCAGCAAGGTCGCTATCGACTAGCTTCCAAGTTGGGTTGGTGATAAATAGTTCACGACAATCCTTATCCGAACTTACCTGTGCAAGGTTCGGGTGTGAATGTGCCATTCGATGTGTCACCGCACCGATAAAGCAAGAGTGGTGAAGTCTGCCATCCTTGACTAGCTTCAACCAAGCATTGGTTCCTTGGGATAACATTCCTAACTTCTTCTGAATGACCAGAATATTTAGAAATACCAACGCCTCTTCTGTTCCTATCTCTTTGAGAACTGTCTCATCAATGACTGCTTTACCAGTCGGTGTGAGTTTGGTAGGTGTCCAGTCTTGAAAAGTCTTGAACCACCATGCAATGTGTTCTCTACTGCTAGGATTAAAGTCTTTCAGCCGTTGCATCTCGCAACCAGCATAGTAACCTTGTTTCTTGTTATCTCTTTTGGGAGTAAACAAGTTGTGTGGAACGTAATGGCAGATGTTCTCAGCCTCTTTCTTGAGTTTCTCCAGCTCGGTTAACAGCTGGTTCTCTAGTTCCTGTGCCTTTGCAACATCAAATGGCCAGCCTGTAGTCTTTTGTTGACTCATCAGCTCTGCTATCTGGTGCTCTAGGACAACGCTTTCAGCGATTTTTGGAAATGTGTCCATAATTTAGTTAAGATAGCAACGTCTTGTCTGCAGTAATCCTGCATTTCTTGTGACCAATCCGTCCAGTCAGTTGTTTTACCAAAGTCATCTTTGTAACATTGTAGTCTGTAGCCATAGGCTTCCAAACTATGTGACCCATACAGACGAGCGGGCATCTTGTGCCACTTGCGTCTAAGGTCTATGTCCAAAAGGTTTGGGTGAAAGAACCTACTCAATATGAGTGTGTCCCAATGTTTTGCCTTACCCTCAAAAAAGGTAAAGTGTTTCTTAATTTCAGGTACGTCAAACATAATACCATTGTGTGAAATGATATTGTTAGCAGTTTCAAGGTCGTTAACTGCATTGACTACACTGTAATTTTTAGTAGCTTGATCGTTGTACTCTGTGACTAGACCTGTGTCTAAATCTTGAGTGACAATACAATGTATACAACTAGAGTCGATACCATTTGTTTCTATATCGAAAGCTAGATTAACCGAAGTCTGTGCTTGGGTTGAAGTCGGGCGTAACTTCATTTTCTTCAAAGGTGCATGTGTCGAGGTGGTAAGTTAATTCGTTGGCGATACCAACTTCCCCAGAATGACGATTCTTGAGGACTCTAACAGTAGTAGTATCTCGTTTGCTTGGGTCTTGTTGATCTCTTTCAAGAGCAATAACCGTGTCAGATAACTGTGCGATTGCAGCAGAGCCTCGTAGTTGTCCTAGTGTGACTCGTGCCCCCTCTTCATGGTTCTGATCTGATTGTGTACGTCTGAGATGTGATACAAGAAACAATGTGATACCTGTGCGTTCAACAAGTGAGCGTAACTTGGTCATTGTAACGTCTATCATACGTCTCTCATCTCCGTCCAATCCACTCAATAATATACTGAGGTGATCGAGGAATATAATACGACACTCCAATCCACAGGCAAGGTATTCGATTCGACTGTAAATTGTGTCAGGGTCATAGCTACCAAAGCCATCGAACAGAAAAAGATTCCAATTAGCAATAGTACTGTTATAGGCGTATTCGAGTTCTGATCGTTCATATTCTCCAAGGTGATAAGATCTACCCAACTGAGCAGACATCAATCCGAGGGCTGTCCTACGGTTAGATTCTTCAAGTGCCAAGTAACCGACCCGCTCTCCTCTTTGTAGAAGATGACTTGCAAGACTCCTACAGAAGCTCGATTTGCCTGTACCAGATCCTGCAGTAATGGTGACAAGTTCTCCGTACCGAATACCGTGCAACTTTCGCTGTAGTCCTTGAAATGGGTAGTCATGATCTGCGGGGGGTGTGGGTGTGGTGATTAGTTCGAGTAGAGATTTGGCATCAACGATACCGTCTGGTCTGTATGTCTTTGCATCCCAGATTGCTCGTCTGATTGCCTCGGAATCGCCAGCTTGCAGTGCGTCAGAAGCATCTTTATACTTCTCAAGCCTTGCAATCTTTGCTTTTCCAGGTGGTAGTAGCTCTGCACATTCTTGTGATGCTTGTCTACCAGCTTCGTCATTGTCAAAGAATAAAACAACCTCATCATAGTTTTGAAGAAGGTCTAGAACCCTTTGTAATGACTTCTTAGCAGCCTTTGCACCATTTGGTATGGATACATGAGGCCATTTGGGTTGTGCTTCCCATCCAGAGGCTGCATCGAGCTCTCCTTCATATATAGTAAGCCTTGTACCCTTATCTGGGAATAAATTTTGCCCAAAAAGTTGAGAGTCGTTGTTGTTACCCTCCATCCAGAAGTCTTTGTCCTTTGTTTTGACTTTTGCGGCACAAACTTGACCGTTTTTGTCAAAATAGTGCATACGGAGCGTTTCTCCGTCCTTATGGATGCGATATTTACGGCATGTCTCTTCCGACAAGCCTCGTTTGGTTAATTTAACAGGATTACCTTTAAGCATTGCGGTCTTTTTTTGTTTGCCACTATCGTCACATGACTGCCCGCTATCAAAGTGGTTACATACAAAACAATAAGTATGTCCATCAGAATATACGGAATTACCGTCTGACGAACCACAGCTAGGACAGCTGGTGTGATATAGGAATGATGATTCATCTGAGCCAGTCAACTGGGATTGCATAATAGGCACACCAAGGAAAACCGTTCTTCTCAGCCCACATGGAGTAGGTAGTTTTAGAACGTTTGTTTATTTTATTGTGAGGGGATTGGAAGATGATACGAATATCAAGGTCTGGATTAGCTTCTTTTACAGCTTTCATCTTGCGTCTTTGCTCTGGGGGAAAGTAACCTTTAGTTTCCAAGTAAACATCCCCAACTTTAAAATCAGGGATGTACTTAGCTTCTATTGTGTATGTCAGCTTCTCGCCCTCATACTGGTACGGTACTTTCATCGAGTCAAGCAAGTCAGCAACCTGCTCTTCCAAATGACTACGCATTAGAAGTCATCCTCTTCAACGGAGCATGGAGCTGCGTCTATGTTTGGCTCTTCGACCTTGAAGCCAGTTGTCTTACCAAATAGTTCTGATGCTTGGTCAGCAGACATATCACCTGTATCAACTACACCAGCTCCACTGTTAAGACTAACAATTTGAACTGCTTTTAGTTTTAGTGATGTGCCAATGTCACCGCTTGGAAGTACGTATGGCTTTTGGAAGAAAGCTAACTTAACTTTACTACCGCTGTAGACTGGTGTGTCTGTGTCTTTGATCTGTGTTCCTTCTGTATCAACAACGACAGGTATAATCTTGTCGCCATCTCTCCAGCTGAAACGTAGATGGTACGCTCCTTTCTGATTGTCTATCTCTTCCCAAGGCTCTGGTTTGATTGTAACCCTTTTTGGGTTTTTTGCCTTGCTTTTAGCCCATTCAAGTGCTGATAGACGCTCTTCTTCGAGTTTTGATATAAGTGACTCGTCAACAAGAGCTGATAACTTGTATCCCCACTCACCTGGTTTTAGGATAGCTTGGAAGCCATCAAGAGTTACAGGATCTGGAGTTACGTAGGTGTTTGCCATAATTAACAGAAAAAATAGGTGGAATTTGAAACAACTTTGGGATCTAGTGTCCCAACGATGGGTGGTGGTTCTGAGGCGTTGATTGTCTCCGCAAATTTAGAGAGCCAACATTCTTCGGAAAAGATATTGGTGTAGGTTTCTCGCACAAGTGCATTGAGTGTTCCCATGTCTCCTGCTCTGCAAAGAACTGAGTCATGTATGACTGTGAATGGTTCATCGAACTTTGTGAATGATCTGTGAAGGATCGAAGCATCGAATGAGTGAATGTAGTTTGGGGCAGTGCTAGACTTATGCTTGTTAGGACTAGGTGAAGTTTTACCAGTAGGTAATCTTACTCTAGTTCTACCCAACAACTGTAGCTCCATCTGTTCTGTTTCGATGTCATCTCTTCTTTGATTGACAACAAAGCCAGACGGTGTGACCCATTCAACTTCAGTAGCACCATTTCTGATGTACTGTCCGACATGTTTCTTTATCCAACGCATAACTTGCATAGGCCCTGGGACTATAGCGTCCATGCTGTTGTAGACAGCGTTTACGACCTGTGTGAGCTCGTCCTTTGTGGGGTCGATACCCTCTTCAAGTAATGCTTCACGTATGTACTTACGACTACTATCTTTAGTAGCATTGTAGGGAATAGTCATCACTGTGCGTTTGCACACAGCTCTATTCATCCAACGGTGCATGTATGTAGGTAAGAACTCTTTAGCTTGTTCAGCCACCGCTTTGTAAGCGTCACTAGGTTTGTCACTAGGTACAACATTTACAAGCTCTGCTGTGCTTTTATCTCTGGCTAGACCAGCAAGAATCTGTAGACCAGAGCATGTCGCATCAACTGCGACCATAAGACCAGTAGTTAACTTGTCTTTAGCTATACAACAGTGGTAATATTCATGGCAAGCTGCCATAAACTGCCAAGGCTCGTCAACTTCTTCCCAAAGGTGTAAATAACCTTCTGGGTCGGTAGCGACCTTGGTAATGAGATCAGTATTCTTAGACACCCATTGATGTCTGTCCTCTAGCGTTTCTTTGTCCAATCCGTAGGTTGTAGCTACTTGGAAAGATAACCAGAGTTCTGCCTCATCTGTCACACTAGCCTCATCAGCAAACCTTAGTAACGCTTTACCAAAGTCTGTATCTTGAGGGGTCAAGAAGGCTGGTATGGGATATGCTCTACCTCTGTAGTCGAAAGACCAACATAAATAAAAGACATCATCCTTAAATTTCTCAGCAGCTTCTAGCTGTGTGCGTGTTCTGACTGATCTTTTGAAATTGATACGGTCAGCATTGTGAGCTTCAGCCATAGCTCGTCTCCAAGCTAGGTTGCTCTCCTGATTTTCGTCTGCATCTACAGGACGTGGTAACTTCGTGGTAGGACTAATCGGTATAAATTTACCTATAATTCTACCTCTCAACCTCATCTTATCTGCTATGTGCAGTACGTGGTGGTTAACACAGTACTTCACCCGTTGTAACTTGTTTAAAAAGTTCATCGGAGTTTCTCCGTGTATTATGAGGGGGTTTCCCTTTCTGGTCAGATCATGACCTTTCATCATGCTGTTTGTGAGATAACCACCGTAAACTATTTGTCCATTGTCGTAGCCCCAATCGTCTGGTACCACTAGCATTGGCCAAGGTATGCCAGCAAATAACTCAGCTGATTTGATTAGCTCCGCACGTTTTTCATTGAACAAGTCGGTGGGTACTACTCTGTAGTCATAACGTTTGCGATGTGTCTTACGTTTTTGCACTGTAAACCATTGGGTGGTTTCCATTACAATCATCAGTCCCCATCTACCAATGGAGGTCTTAGCCTTGATGCTCCAGGGCTTCCACTTGATGTCACGTTGACCAAACTTCTGACTAGCGATGATTTCTTTTTGTCGTGTGCCACAGGCATTGTGAAAGTACTTTGTGCTGATGTAGTTCATCAACGCAGGGTATTCTTTCTTGTACCATCTAAACTTACACTCTGATTCGAGTGCAGACCCAAGAGCAACTAGCATTGGGGTAACTACGTTAGCTCCCCTTTGTGTGCTAAACACTCTGTCAAATGTAACTTTGAGCATGATGGTTGCGATGGCTAGGGGTTCTAAGTCATCGAGGTAAAGAGCTATGTCCTTGTAAAACTTACCAGCTTGACCTGTTTTGAGTTTGAACTTAGTCTCCTCTACTGTGGTAACTAGATATGGTAGTGCCTCTCTGATTGATGACACCCCATAAACGCTTGCGGAAGCGTAGGATTTCTCCTCTAATTTCTGCATGGAGTCGTGCAGCCTTTGTCTCCCACAGCTGATCGCTTCCTGTTCCAGCAGGAACTGTCGGTGTAGGTTTGTATGCGTCACCATAAGCTAAGAAAAGGGAGTATTCGTAATCATCGAGATGGTCGATTTGTCGTTGTGTGAGGTTAGATGTCATAGGATTTACATTGTTGTTCGTAGGGAAATACTTTGCAGTACTCCTCCATACTATTAAAGCAAGTCCAGTTTGGCAAGTAGAAACCTAGCTCATACTCTGGGTTTCTTTTGGTGATGAGCTTGCCCTGAGAGGCAAGGATAACCAGCAAGTTGTCAATGATAGGAGGGCCACAGGGGTCAACCTCTAGCATTACCTCGCCAGTTTCATCGTTGATGTAGTAACCGAGTCTGTCAAGAATCTCGGATAAGTCACAGGGGTTCATGGGATGTCGGATTGGGTGTCAAGTACAGCATTACTGGTCATGACTACGTAGTCGTGGTCATTCATGAGTAGTGATTTCATGTAGGTCTTGGCAGCTTTGGCTTGGCGATATGCTCGCTCCTGTATTTTACCGTTAGATTTTACAGCTCTAACAATACATACGTAGGATGCGGGTAGATTCCAAGTGAGGGCTGCCTCGTGACCCATGTCAAAGGTAACTTCAGTCAGCTCGTCAGTCGCTTTCCATTGGTTAAGCTCTCGTATTCGGTTGTCGAAGTCCATGATAATTGAAATTGATTGCGTCTTGGTGTGGAGTGTTTGGCAGAATCGGCCATGATTGCGAAGAGTCCTAGACCGCAGTACAAGGTAACAATAACCTTGATAAACTGTAAAAATCCAGGTGTCATACAAGCTCCTCATCAAAGCGTTTCATGGCGATCTCAACTTGCTTCTCCTCATCGTAGTAAGGAAAGGCAATCTTGACCTCCTCGAAGATGGCTTCAAGGCGTTCTTGTGCGTGTGGTGTGCTCATACAACAGACCTCCTAAACTCTAGACATATGTCTTTGAAATAGTCCATGTCACTGTCTGATACGTAATCTTCTTTCTCTCCGAAGTAAGAGAATGTTTCGTTGACGTTCTTAATGAATGTTAAGAGGGCAACTTCATTTGATGTGTAACTCAATTTAAGTCCTCCTCCAATACATCGTAACATTCACCGAGTACCCAGCCATCGCCACATTCCTCTCGACCAGAGTGGAAGTCGTTGACATAGAAGCTACCCATGTCCTGTTGTAACATAGCTTCAGCTTCTTCTTGTGAGTCAGCATCGCAGTGAATAGCACCTTCTTTGGTGCAGTTGAATATGTAACAAGGCATTAGTTTAAGTCCTCCTCTTGGTTAAAGTTGCGTAGGTTGTGAGCCTCAACGATGAACTTGTCACCGTCTCTTGGACTTGTTAGGAGACGTTTAAGTCTAACCATTACAGTGTCCTCAGAGTCAAACACTCCGCAAATTGTGCCATACTCTGCGTACATAGATTGGCGTGTGATTGTAAAGACAATCGGGTCGTCACAGCAATCAAAGGTTTTGATGTACTGTTGTTCGTCTGTTGATTTGAGGTTGATAATGTCAGCCATGTGATTGAAGCCAGATAAGTGAGCGTTGCATTGTGGAAGGGTCGTCATCAAACTTGCCAAAGGCTACGTTACATGAGTTGCAGATGTAACCTCTGAACCTATCAGTTTTATGATCGTGGTCAAGAACCCAGTTAGCAGTATGCCTACCGCATGCTGGACAGTCGCCTGGGGCGGGTATGGGATTTTGCCGTCTCAGTCTACGTCTGACCGTTGCTTGTCTGTTGGTACAATGTTTGCAAGTATTCTTGCGACCTGCTCCCACAGTACTGAAGAGCGGGAAGTCCTCAAGGAGTTTGATTTCTCCACACTCTTTACATTGTTTAGCCTGTCCTGATTTGTAGGCTTGGTAGATCTCATTGTCAATTAATTTCATAGTAATTGGTGTAGATCACCGAGTCGGCGATATGGTCGAGTCCAGCATTTGAGAGTGCAGTATACACATCATCATTTTCATCGAACTCAACGGCGATAGTGGAATTGCCAGTTGGCGTATAGTTGTAGCCAGCCTCCATGATAGAGGAGGCTACACTGCGATCTAAATAAACAGTCATTGTTGGCATTAGATTTGAGGAAGTACAGGTTCTTGCACAAGTCTGACCTTTGCAAGTTTGTGTTTGTAGAAAGATGCAGGTGTGATCTCTCTGCACTTGACACCTTTAGCCTTACAGTTGGCATTGACCCAGAAGCCAAGGCTCATGTTGGGCTGTGCCAATAGGTTAGTAATGGCCCTACGAGATACGTTGTTGTACTCATAGCGTGTGCCTGTTAGAAACTCAACGATGGCTGTGCCTGTGAGTGGTGATACGTCAATAGACTTGACGCAAGTAGAAGTACGTGACTTTGGTTGCATGATGTAATGTGGTAAACAACAGAGGGAGAGTCCCTCATCCAACATATTAGCTATGCTGGAGGAGAGAGTCAAGTTGTTTGATTCGACCTAGTGGAATTGCAGCTGTTTGCGGACATATGGTATTGCCTAGTGCCTTAAGTCTGTCCACCCTATCGGATAGCCCATCATCTCCTCTACGAAGGACGGGTTGAGATGTGTAGCTTGTCCAGTTGGGAGAGAGCATGTTTCGTTGAGGACTCCAGTTAAGTAACCCTGTTCCGCCCAACGTAAGCTGGACTTGCTGCCCTGAACTCCTATCCCCTTCCACTCCGATGCTCTGGGTGTTGGTAGGTGTGGAGCTACATCCCGTAGCTTGACCCCCCAGCGAGTCCCCTGCTTGTTCTGTCTGAAGAAGTGGTTGTTCTCGAACTGTACGTCCTTGGCAATCCCGCCCTCCACATCTGATGCTGTCGGTGTTGGTAACAGAGTCAGCCTGTCCTGTAGGTTCAGCGAATGAGTCGTACCACTTGATGACAGTCTCCGTCCGTTCGGAGTCAGCTTGGCATTTGGATGTGCGATGGTATCTTGGGTCGTTGGCGTAGGCAATAATCCAGATGCGTTTGCGGAGGTGACAGGCTCCCACATCTTTAGCTGATACAATGCCCCACTCAGCATTGTACCCGATTTTGGCAATTTCATAGAGGATTTTTTGGAAAGTTTCCCCGTTGCCGTGACTGATGGTATTTGCAACGTTTTCAAAGAGGATGAACTTAGGTCGAACACGCCTAGCAATTTCGATAACCCTGTAGAAGAGGCTAGAGCGAGTGCCTTCTCGAAGTCCTGCCTGTTTGCCCGCTGAACTGAGGTCTTGGCATGGGAATCCAGCTGTGATGAGGTCGTACTCACCGAATCTGAATGATGTGTCGAATGTGTTGATGTCATCGTGAATAGGGACGAGTGGGAAGTTTTTGCGTAGTACTTTTTGACAGTATGCGTTGTTCTCAACGAACTGCGTGGTGGTGAAGCCCCCTAGCAAATGCCCTGCGTAGGTGAAGCCACCAATACCAGCGAATAGGTCTAGAGTTCTCATGCGTGTGGGTGCTTGTGACGTAGTCTACGGTACTCTAGATACTGGATGGCTTGTTGTATCTCTGGTGGTACATCTGACCATTCGAGTTTGCCGTCTCTGAGTTTAGGTTTGTTTTTCATGATTTTCAGGTGTGAAGTAGTTGGCGGTAAGGCGGTTGTGTATACGACACATTACTTACGCTTTAATGATAACAATGTCACCTAGTCAACCAACGGTGTGTTACACTTTGTAATATCCACGTAGGACGTTGTGTATGCGTTTGTGTGTGACCCATGTGATAGCTTGGATGTCAGCTGCCATAAATGTTTCGTTGAGCTCCTCGTTGAGGAAGGCGGTAGCATCACGATAGTCTTGCTTGATTTGTTTGCGTAGCTTTTTACCAATAGGTGGCGTTTTGGTAGTAGTTACACGAGAGCCTAGCCAGATGGAGTATGCGTGCCCGTCAATACATATATCGTCAAGGTGTCTACGATAGATGCAGTTGTAGAACTCAAGGCGTTTGTCACCTGTGAGTATAGCCTCCACTGGTATGGCGGGCAATGTTAGGATTGCGATAGCAAGCGTCTTGTTGGTCTTGAATGTGCATACCTTGAGCCTCTGCAAGTCTTTGCGAGTGGCGTGGGATTGGTGTAGCTTGCACATAGCCTCGGCATCAATGATGTTGCGTGACCATTCGTTGCGAGGTGATAGAGCACTGATGACCCCCGCGACAGTCGATGCTGGCACGTTGTATCTGTTGCTGATACTGTGGCAGATCTTGAGTGCGTTGGGATACCAGT